CAATCAGTTCATCAAAATCACCTTGTTCAGATAAAGTTAGTGACCTTTGAAAGTTAACAATAGAAGCTCTAATTAGCTTAAATTGTTTGCCAGTAACATTAAGGTTATAACGCATTTTTAGTTTCCCAATATTTAATTAATAGTTTTAGTTCAGCAATACGTTTCATAGCTGCTTTTATCTTTTGTTCTGTTGTCATTTAATTACTTTTAAGTTCTTCCATAAGGTCGCTAATCTGGTCTTCTGTATAACCAAATTCATCTATAAGTTTGTTATATGAGAAATATTTAGTCTTAGCATTTTTTGAAAATAAACCTGTTACACATTCACTTTCAAAACTTTTAACAATCCACTTCGGTTTTATATTCATAGATTCACAGAACTCATCAGGAATCCAATATTCAAATGTGTTCTCAGTATCAGGATCGTAGTAGACCTGACCTTCATATGGATTTTGTGGAAATTTTGTCATGTTAAACTTCTTTATATTTTTTTGAATTTTTTGGTAACACTACTCTAGTTTCTTTATCTATACGAAAACATTCCATAATATCACAATCATCTCTACCGTTCTCTAAATGATTAAAGGCTTCATCAGGATAAATGTCTTTTTCATTTTCATAACAAGGTCTACAAAAATGACTGACGGCATATTTTTTAAAAAGTTTTAAATCTTTTTTTAAAAACTTAGCTCGAATTTTGCCAATCTCAGGGTGTGCTTGGCCGTGTTTTATTTTTTTGTTTGGTTCAATTACAGTTTCATATCCGATATAAGAATCAGAATTATCAAAACCTTTTTTTGTGGACATTAAAATAACTCCTGTTTTGCTTCAAACTTTTGCCATGCTTCCTGCCATGCAGCAGTGCATCTTTCTACTGGTTGATCTGCACCAAGAATAGATACTTCTGGATATGCCCAGAGTGTATTACATACATCTGGAACTAAATTACAGTTTAGTTTCAACATTTCGATATAACAACCGAGTTGTTTATCTGTTGAATATGGTTCTAACCAGAATTTATCAAGCTGATATATATATCTTGTATCTGGTCTTTCACGTTTATAAAAACCACTGTTAGTGTTCCCTTTAGTCTTAAGATCAATCAACCTGATTTGTTTTGTAGCTTTGTCATAACCTAAAAGATCTAATTGTCCTCCAACAGATTTATCTGGTATAGACATCATGTATTCAACAGCCATAGGCTCAAAGTTCTGAAACAAAACATGGTCCAATAAAGGTAAAACAATATCTTCGTAATCACCCATATCTATCTCACCACTGCCTAACATTTTTTCTGCTAAACATTCGTGAACCTTTACACCTCTGGGCTGCCATATATATCTATAGGCTTCAATGTTTTCTTTAGCTTCTTCTGTCAGTTCATTACATACTCCTGTAGTTGAGTAAGCAAGCCATTCATCTATTTCAGTGTTGAGATATTTATGAGTTTCCTCATCTCTGACGATAGGAAGTGGTTTAAGAAGTTCGATTGTTCTCATCTTGATTTTTAATTGGAAAGTCTTTGGGATCAGTAAGTTCTACCTTCTCCTCAATTTTTTTAGGTTCTGCTACTGGTGTAGATAATCTTGCAAGGTTAATATATTCGATCCCTTCATAACCATTAGGAAATGCAGGATTTTTTTCACATTCCTCAACAACTTGTGTCCACCCAGGTGGAGGTGTATCTAGGTCTTTTAGATACCAAATTTTACGTTTAGGATTTTTTGGATTTGGTTTTTTAAGACCATTTTTAAGAAGTTTAATAACAGAGAGTGTGTTAAATATTCGTTCCATTATTCAAATCCTCCACTGGCGGTAAAAACTCTATGCGCTGGATGATTATTTTTTGGTTCTTCTGGTTTGTTATTCCGTCTAACCTCAAATAAGTCTCTCCAGCCCCCTGCTATGGCGTTCTCAAGGGCTTGTTTCCTGTCTTGCGTAGGAAATGACCTTAGCTTCTTAAAGATGCGGTTAGCAACGCTTGTAGAGCAAGTTCCTTTATTTTTATATCTGATAGGCCACCATTCACAGATCAGTTGTGAATATTCTTTCAGGTCTTCAGGTATTAAACGTCCATTGATAGTAGGACTTGCAAAGGGATCTAAATGAATTGGAACTGTTTTACTCCTGGATTTACGTTTCATTGCAGTTCTAATCAGATTTCTAATCAGACCTGATTTTGTTAGTTCATCCTCAGTGTTTAGATCAAGCCATTCAACCATCTCCTGATCTAAATACATGGTGAACTTTTCTTTCTTAGCCATAATTTATTTTAACTTTTGTCAGTGTATATGCGTTTGCGTGCGGTGTCAATCTGTATATTACTAAAAAATCTTCTCTATATCCTAAGTATATATAATATTACTTATATTATAGTATCTATAGATTATTACTACATGTATATACTATTACTATATCTATTCATGTATTTATAAAAAATATATTTATATCTAATAATATTCTTTTTCTTTTGCTTCTTTTCTTTTTCTTAAAATCGACAGTGATTTTTTAATTTTCTATTTTCGCCATTCATATAAACTTATATTTATGTTATATTAATGTTATATATGTTTTTCCATTCATGAGCAAGAAGCTTAAGATGATTAGTGTCTGTGTTGACGAAGAAGATTATGAAAAGTTAAAAAAACTTTCAAAAGCTGGTTTATCAGTAGGTTTTTTAATTAGAGAAGCTATATCAAGATTTCTTAAAACTGTTAAAAGATCAAAAAAAATTATTTAACTTTTAACCCTTATCTATTAGTTTCTGTTCAAATGCTTTTTTGTTTCTTTCTGCTGCTGATATAGGTAGCTCTCCACCAGTATCATCATAAAGATATTGCGGTGTAGGGTCTATCTCGTAAGGACTAGAATAATCATCATAATCATCACCGTATTCATCCCACCAATCTTCTATTAAATCTTTTGAATAAGTAAGACTATATCCATCATCAGATTCTCTACAAACATCAGCAAAATATTCTGCAAAATCATCATAAAATTCTGGTAACAAATTATAATCTTTAGCTATTTCATTAGCTCTATCGGTGCAGTGTTCATGAAATTGTTCAGCCATATATTGCTGATCCATTTCTTCCATACGTTGCTGCGGTGTAGGATTATCAATCATATTATTGGTTCTCCATCAGGTGAAAGTTTTACTAAATAATCTATTTTTGGTGTATGTTTTAAGTGATCTACTTTAAGAACAAATCTAGTCTGTTTATTTTCTAAATACTGTTCTACTTTTTTCTTTGCATCATTGATAGTTTCAGCGTCAACGTGATAATAGTCAATGTGATGTTGAGTTACTCTTACTTCAAATTTAGTCATTTTTTAAAAGCCTCCGCATCCCACTCATCAAAACCATCTTTTTTAGCTTCATCCTCATCTACTTCATAAATATCTGTATATTCCCAATCTCCATATCCACCCCATCCATTATCAATAGCACTGAATCTACCTCCATCTAAAACATTGTCTCCACGTTGTTCCCATATATCTTGTTCAGTTATGGTATCAGGCACTTTAATGTAATACTCATAACAAGTCATTGAGTTAGCAGTAATACGATAGTATTTGTGTTTTTGTTTTTTCATTTGTATAAAGTTTTCGGAAAGTACTGGACTTACATTATTACTAAACGCTTGAGGATAACTTTCCCAGTAACTAATAAAAGTTAGATTTAGTCTGACGAATGTAATAAATGCCAGTTAATTAATTAGTGATTCTCATGAGAATTTCTCATTATCATCATTTGCATCTAATTTATGAAAATTATCATGTTCCCAATAGCCATGTTGAAAATGTGGGGGGTAAGTATCTTCATCTTCAATATCAAAATTTGGGTTAGGATCTAAAACTTGACGAATTTCTAAAAATTCTTTAGTCCTATCCCATACATTTTGAGTATCAACTGTTGGGTCGCATTGACATAAGAATCTGGGATAAAAATATCCATCTATGAGATCACATAAAAGCATTTTCTGTTCTTCTGTTAACATGACCTAATTTCCTTACATTTAATTGTTGAATAGTCTCTAAATTCATCCCTCCAAATGCCTGTAGTATGAATATAAAATTCAATATCTAAATCTGTAATATCGTCATGAAAAGGTTGTCTACTTAATACTTTTTGAACAAAAACATCAAATTCTTTTTGTTCTTCTTTAGTTAAATCTTCATAAGAAATACTAAAATCAGTTCTTTTAGAACCACTTGTAGTTTCATCAAAAACTTTAATCATAACTTTCTTAGCTCCTTTTTTAATTTGGTTACTTTTAACAAAATTTCTATTTTTTCAGAAAAATTATTTTTTGCTAAATCTTTCATACCTTTTTCTATAACACTTTCAACTGTATCTTTGTAAGATTTTAAATCTAAAGCATTTGATATATCTGGTATAACTAATTCATCATAAATCTTGTTATACCATCTATTTGCAGTTGCATTTGATATTTTAAAATGACTTATAAAATATTTAATACAATTAGCTCTAGTTTCTTCTCTATCAAGATAATCCTGAGCTAAATCCTTAGCTTCTTCTTTAGAGTATTCCCACTTTTCTTTATCTAACATTATTTAACCTCCTCTAATATAGATCTAAATTCAAAAAGTATTTCATTAGTATCAAGAATTTCTTCAGCATAATCTGAATCATCCCAGTCTAAAGATCTATCCATTATGGATTCACAGCTTTCAATAACATATTCTTTAAGTTTTTTATACTGTTTATTAGTTAGTTTTATAGTTTTCATTATTCATCTACCCCCATTTCATTTAATGATTCAATAATTTTACTAATTGAATTAGATAAATTTTTTCTTTTATTTATTAAATCTAAATCACTTAGTTTAATTAATAAATTACTTATTCTCTCAGCTTCATTACTAGCATCTTCTATAAAATTAGGATTAGTTGCATTTGAAAAATCCTGTATTCTTTCAATAACTTCATCTAAGTCATAACCACGTTCAATAGCATCTTCACCAAAAGCTATCTCTGCTATTTCATTAATAAATCTTTCTCTATCTTCTTCAATAGTCCAAGATTCATCAATGGGCATATCTTCATACATTTGTTTATATTTCATTCCATTCTCCATCCCTTATTTGATCGAATTGATAGTTATAAAACATATCATCTTGAATTACATCACTATATTTATAGTGACCTCTATTATATTTAGCTATCGCTTCATCTTTTGATTTAGCTTCGATATATATATCGTTATAACCAGTAAATTTTTCTTGAATAATATATTGCATTTATCTATTCTCCAAACAAGTTTTACACATTGATACTGGTATTCTCATGTAATGAACTACAGTATTCATGCCATCAAAAGTTTCACTTTCTCCATTAACTTTTTCTCCAAGTGCTATACTTTTTTGACCATATAAATCTCCTTTATTTATTAAAGATTTACACGAATAACACTTTCTTTGTTTTCTAGTTTTTTTAAGTTTCATAATTGATAAAAAATGTAAGTACAATATTCACCTGCTAATAAATCAGGATAAAAAGGTAATTCAAAGTGAGAGTCATCTAATACATCAGCACAGTGACTTCTATTTAATTCAAGATGTTCTAAGGTGCTATCTATTAATTCTTTTTCACCTTCTTCTAAACCTGATTCATCACCATTAGCTATGTAAGATGCCCAGTAAATAGGCAGTCTTACTTCAATAAATTCTTTAGTATTCATAGCATTTTTTTCCTTTTGTATAAAGTCTTTCTGCTATATCATTACAAGAATTAAAACTTTCAAATGTTAATCCAACTGTAAAATGTAAAATATCTCGATAAAGTTGGCCTGAAGTTTCATTATCTGAAGCATCATAATACTTAAGTAAAGTATTTATTAATGCTATTTTTTGCTTTTTAGTTTCCATTAATTATTCTCCTTTAAAAATTCAATAGCTCTATCTTCTATAGCTACTGCTACATAAGGACATATATTTATAAAATCACTTACTTGTTTAAGTGATAATCCACTTTTAAAAGCATATTCTTTATATGCTTTATTCCAGTACTTAGATTTTTCTTTTGAAGTCCAATTCATAATTAATACTCACATTCAAGAATTTTTCTAAGCATTGACTCATCATTCAAAGCGTATGCTTTACGAATACCTTGATTTTCATAGTATTCAGTAGGATCTATTAGATATTCACCCATAATTGATTGAAAAATTAATTCATTCATGGGTTGCCCATTCATGGGTTTCTGGTCTTTAGTTGGTTTCATTTAAACTGGTATGTTTATGTAGGTTATTGTACATATATATATTTTAAATTGCAAGTATTGAAATATATATAAAAAAAATAGAGACTTTTTTAAGTCTCTATATATAAATAAATTAATTAAAACTTTTTTTATAAGTTTTTATAGGGTTTTTTAATGTTGATTCTAAATTTTCAAAATCATCAACATGCTCTTGTATATAATTTTTATCGTTAGCATCAAAACAATGTTCATTCTGAACTTGCCAATAAGACATATAAAAATAAATTTCGCTTATCTGTTGACCAGTTAAGGGAACATTAAAAGTTGTTTCTAAATAAGATAATGTCATAATTAATAATCCTTTTTTTTAGTTGTAAATGTGCCTATCCTTTTAAACTGCTAACTAATAAATCCCTTTTATTTTCATCTAAATATTCATTACTAAATCTAGTAAATAAATTATAAGTATCATTATTATATAAGATTTCTTTACCTAAAATATAAGCCAACATATTGGCTACACTCTCAGAACTTGATAAGTCAGTTGATACTTGACCAAAATTTGATTGTTCATAATCTTTTATTGTTTCAATAGCATTAAAAATACTATCTTTCTTTAACCATTCTTCAGCTTTATAATATCCGATTATAAAATAATCTTCATTTAATAAATAATGATGTAAATCACATATGTGTTGATCTAGACCAACATCATCATTAAGTTGTTGAATGATGTACTCTTTTACATCTTCTTTTAATTGATCCATTGTTAATTCTGGTATGAATACTCTTTTATTATATATTAAATGTAGGTTAATGTAAGTGGCTTAATTTACATTCATTAATCCATTCATTAATCCATTCATTAAGACATTCATTGACCATTCATTACTAATTAGTTACTAATGATTTATTTATTTATTTTTTAATTTATTTTTTAAAAAAATTTTTCTTTGTAAAATTTTATACATGTATAATTTTATACAAAAAAATACCTGAGTAATTTTGCTCAGGTATATATATTAACTTATTTTTTAAGTTCCGTAGCCTATTGTATCTTCGGCATCTGGTAGCGTCTTCAGTGTGAAGTATCCGCACTCTTTCCTTAAACTCTCAACAGTATCCGAACTATCATAATCTTCATTTTGAAATTCGACTGCTTCATAGCCTTTTTCTTCTATAAAATCAACTAATTCTTTTTTTGAAATAGTCGCGGCTATCATTCCAGAATCTCCGCACTCGTTTGCAATTAGTAATACGTTTAGCATTGTTTTAATTTAATAATTGATTGATTAAGGTTTTCTTTTCAAGTTGTTTACACGCTAGAGACTCACTGCCCATAGCTTCACAGTCTAATTTTGTAGACTTCTGTAAGGATAAACTTACAGAAGTAAATACAACTATTGAAAATATCAAATATAAGAATGTTGCTCTTATCATGATGTTGCTCTCCTTGCTAGATTTCTAAAGAACTGGGAAAGATTAACCTCTCCCAATTCTTCTATACACTTCGCAACTACCTTTGCGTATAACTCAGGAGGTAAAGTTACTTTCACTTGCTCTTGTTTTACTTTCTTAGTCATTACTTAACCTCGCTATTTAAGTTGTTAACTAAGTAAGCGGCTAGCTCATCTTTTAAACTATCGTCTTTTGATTCCTCAATCTTGTTAACGATAATCTTAAATACTTCTACTAGATAATCCTTATCTGCTGAGTAGTTACTAGACAACATTTGAAAACTTGAAAGAATGTCTTTCTTAATTTGCTTATTATCTAAGTTAATATGTAAAACTTTTGATTCGTTACTGATATCTAAAAAAGAACTGTAAGAACCGAAAGCAAAATTAACTTTAAGTTGCTCTGTGTCTAGCGTCTGTCTATCGCTAGTGGGAAATAAATTGAATGATTGCATTTTCTGGTATGAAAAAATAATTTTGTTAGATGTTTAGTTAAGTGTTTCTAGAATTGTCTTTTGCTGTTAGTCCAGAAGCGAAAGCGAAAGAACCAGAAGCAAGAATTACAAATAGATAAAAATACATAACTATTAATAGTATACAGCAAAATTATATAAAAGGTATATAAGGTTAAGAAAATAATATATATATACTTGCTTAGGCTTTTATAGACTTCTAAAGACTATCTAGTATTTGTGTGTGCGTTTGTACCTTTTTATGGACTTGATGACCTTACAAGGCTTTTCAGGTCTATTTCTTAGACTTTTATAGACTGGGGGGTACTGTAAGTACAAAAATTTTTTTATATCGTGGACGGGGGAACTTAAATATATTCTGTTTAATTTTTTGGTTCTACTTTTATAGAAAGTTCAGGAGCTTGAATATTAACTGTTTCTACGGATTCGCCAATTACTTTTCCTAGACTATCAAGGATTTGTGCTGCGGTTTGGAGTTGACCTTTTTTAACAGCTTTATTGAATAATCTTATACGCATAGCTTGTAATCGTGGAAGAAGAGCTTCTCTATCTTTTTCCCAATCTTCGTTATTCCAAACTTTAACTCTATCCCAATCTAACCAAGCGGTAGTTTCAGAGATTCTTTCTATAGTTGAATGTTCTATGACTAATTGACGAGTAGTTTTACCTTCTAATTGTCTAGCGTATAGACGTTGAGAGCGTTTTAGGACATCTGATACTGTAGAGCGAGTTCTTTTTTTAGGAGGATTAGCTATAGGATTATTAATAATGTTTTCAGGGAAAGAAGATGCAGTCATCGACTTATTGAGTAGGTGTATTTAAGTGAATGATAACTTAAAAGTGAGTAAATAGGCTATAAAGGAGGGGTATGAGTTGTATTTTTTGTTAATTTCATGGTTGTAAGTGGAAAAAAACGAGAAGAGATAAGTTTAAGGTATGCCCAGGGAGAGGTATTTAATAGTGATAAAAGATTTAGAGTGCTGGTAGCTGGAAGAAGGTTTGGAAAGAGCTATCTTTCTTGTATAGAACTACTCAGAGGAGCGATAAATCGTCCTGGGGAAGTTTATTTTTACTGTGCTCCTACTTATAGGATGGCAAAAGATATTGCATGGAAGGAATTGAAGAGGTTGACACCAAAGGTATGGATTCAAAGCAAGAATGAAACAGATTTAAGGTTGGAATTGATTAATGGATCGACTATTGAGTTGAAAGGTACTGAAAATGCTATGGCATTGAGAGGTAGAAGCTTGGCTGGTGTTGTATTGGATGAAGCAGCATTTATGGATCGTGACGTTTGGGCTGAAGTTATAAGACCTGCATTAGCAGACAAGCAAGGATGGGCACTGTTTATTAGTACACCAGATGGAACTGCTAGTTGGTTTTACGATATGTGGTGTTATTGCGGAGAGGAGGAATGGAAAGATTGGCAAAGATGGAGTTTTACAACTATTGAGGGGGGTAATGTTGCAAAGGAGGAAGTTGAAGCTGCAAGGAGTCAATTAGATGCGAGGACATTTAGACAGGAATTTGAAGCTAGTTTTGAAAATCTTACTGGATTGGTGGCTGTTAGCTTTGCTGATGACAATATTGATAAGGAAGTACAGGATTTACATTTATTACCTTTGTTAATTGGTTTGGATTTTAACGTGGACCCTATGGCCGGAATCTGTGCTGTGAAGCATGATGATATGCTTTATGTTTTTGATGAAATTATGTTGACGGGTGGTGCTACCACATGGGATTTTGCAGAGGAGGTTACGAGAAGATATGGAGTTGATCGTAGAATTATTGCCTGTCCAGACCCTACTGGAAGTGCAAGAAAGACAAGTGGAGTAGGTGTAACGGATCATACGATACTTAGGAGGTCTGGTTTTACTGTTATGAGTCCTAGAAGCCCTTGGAAGATCAGAGATAAAATTACTGCTGTCAATACTGCCCTGTTTGACGCTAATGGCGATAGAAGAACTCTTATACATCCTCGTTGTAAAGAATTGATAAAAGCATTAAGGACGTTAACTTATGCACCTAATACTGGTTTACCTAATAAGAATTTAGGTGTGGATCATGCGTTTGATGCTTTTGGTTATCTTTGTCTGCAACAATTTAACTTAGCGAAGCCAGAGACACTAGGCC